GTGAACGTGCCGCCCGCTAAAGGCATTTTTGTGGCAATTGAATTCGTAACAGTGGTGCTAAAGTTAGCATCATCACCAAGCGCCGCAGCCAGTTCATTTAATGTATTAAGCGCGGAAGGCGAACTGTCGACTAGATTACTTACAGCCGTATCAGCGTAGTTTGTATAATAAGAACCGTGTTGCCCATCTAATAAATCAGCATCTAAACCAGAACTTGCTCCATCTACGGTCTTAACCGCCGTTAGTATTTCACTTGCACTCTGATCAGCTGTAGCACTGGCTTCAATACCGTCTAATTTGCTTTTAAGGGTATTGGTGAAGTTATTTTGTGTAAGCCCACCATCGCCTACAGAGTAAGTTGTATTCGTATAGTTACCAGAGTGGATATTTGTTGAACCTTGATCTGCAGTCCAATCAACATGCTCTGCGGCGACGAAGCCTTGCAGATTGTCGTGATTAACGATTGCTTCGATTTCACTTGCGCTCTGATCTGCGGTGGCACTGGCCTCTATGGCATTTAACTTGCTGTGGTCTGCGTCAGTGAACACGTTGCTGTCAGTCGCTGCTTCGACTGCCGCTCTTATCTCTGCATCAGTCTGATCCGCAGTGGCGCTTGCTTCAATGCCGTCCAGTTTTGACTTCAGCGTATTTGTGAAGTTATTCTGAGTTAAACCGCCATCCCCAACAGAATAAGTCGTATTGGTATCGGTTGAAGCAATGGTTACTGTGTCAGTACCCGCATCTGTTGTAAGCGTAACATTTGAACCCGCCGCTAGTGTAAGTGTATCAGTGGCGGCATCAGCTGCTACAGTGCTTTGCCCCGACACAGCAACATTTGAAAAAGCATTTTGATTGGTGTCACCGCCGCTTGTCGCCGCTATAGTCCCATCACTGGCTATAGTAACATTTGTCCCTGCGGTAAGTGCCGCCACTACGTTTGCTGTATCTGTAACGTCTGCGGATGCCTCTATAGCATTTAACTTGCTGTGGTCGGCATCGGTGAAAACATTACTGTCTGTCGCAACCTCGACAGCCGCTCTGATTTCAGCGTTAGATTGATCGGCTGTAGCACCATCTTCGACATTGAGTATTGTGCGCAAGCTAGAGGCGCTAATTTCCTCTATAACCCCTGCGCCAGAGCTATCTCTGCCCAACACAACATTTGTTGCTGAAACATTCTGAATCTTGGCATACGTTACTTGGTCATCGCCAATGTGCGCGGTATCAATTGAGCCATCTACATATTGGTCTGAGTCCACCGAGTTAGCTGACATATGAGCTAGGTCAATTGCGCCGCTAGCAATATGCTCACTGTCTACTGCATCGTCAGCTATTTTTGCCCCAGTAACCGCATCAGCCGCTATAGTGGTTGCCCCATCTGCTGACGATGTTACGTCACCTGTGTGGTTGGGGTGAGAATAATTGTTAGCACTTGCAGCGATACCATCTAATTTTGAATGGTCTGCATCGGTAAACACGTTGCTATCTGATGCAGCTTCAACTGCCGCACGAACTTCTGCGTTGCTTAAAGCGCCATTGTCAACAGCTTCTGGATTGCCGGTCGAGCTATTGAACCCAAGAACTTTGCCTAAGCGACTTGCCTTGGCTGGAAGCGTCATATTATAGCCAGCTGCTTCAGAGTCGGGCGCTTTGATTGATCGATCAATTCTGTCTTGCTGATGCTGGGATATGACCGTGAGCCGGTCTAATGCATCCTCATGCAATGCCGCCGGGAAGGCATCGTTGGCCACATAGTCAGTGCTCTGCGTAATTGCTGTGTTTCGTAAGATGGTTACGAGCACACCAGTTCCTGGCGTGTTGCCTGATGTGAATGTGACGTTGCCGCCCCCAGCATCACCAGCCCCGGACACAGTGTAATGCGTGGACAATGTTTGCACGGTTTCAACACCAGCTGTGCTCGTCAAAATGACTTTGAGATCTGCATCGGCGTAAATCTTAAAGGCATAGGCAAAGGCTGTGGTGCTATTATTGCCGGTGTATTGATTGACCGTAGTTGTCGATGAAATCGTCATTGATTAAAAGTCTCCATGAGATTTGTCGCGTCATCATAGCGTTTCTGCATCTTCAAACTGAGGCTATCGCTGTAAGTTGGATCAGCCGTGAGCATGTATGCTTTTGCCAAATTCCGAGCGTTCCTAAAGACAGTATCGATCTGCGTGTGTAAGATTTCACGGGCCAGATCATCGCCCTGCTTTGTACGCTCGATCAGCTGGTGTATACCTTCTGATTTCAGCAGTTCTTCAACGCCCAGCATTTCAAAGCCTTTAATGCCACCTTGCAGGGCAAAGACACCGGCGACTTGATGGTAGCGGCTTTCTTCCTCTGGTGAGAGCTCTATCTTTTCCATAAGCTCGCCGCCCATACGATCACCCATTAAAACCTTGCCGGGCATTTTGGGGCTGTAGCGCACATCAGCAAAGATCTGGGATACCGCGACCACGCGCTTATTGTAATTTTTATTCGTATTGAAATCGTTGCTGCCAACAGCTGATGAATAAAACGGGCTTAGCAAGTCAGGGCCGCGAGATCCATCAAGCACTTTAACTTGGCCGAAATGATTACGTCTTGGCGGCAAAGTTTTAGAGAACCCTGGGATCTGTGATTTAATCTGATCGAGGGCAGTCCTTGCATTTCTTACCACGGGATCCCCTTCTAGCACCCCTGGCAAACCCGATTTTTTAACTTGTGCAACAACGCGCGGAACACCGGATCTAATGAAATTATCAAGAGTGCTGCCAGCGTAGCGTGTTGGATCTTGCAGCGTAGAAACGAGATTACTGAAGCCCGACATAAATGTTTTGTCAGTGAGCTGGTGCGCAAACACTGCAGCCACATGCCCGGCTATTTCCTGATAAGTTGCTTCATCAAGAGTGCCATCCATCATCAGTTCAGCTGCATCAGCGCCAATCATGAGCGTTGTGGTGAAGGGTTCAAACGCCATATAGCTAATCCATTCACCAAGCGGATTTTCGTCCGTGACGCTACCCGGCACTCGTATTGAATATGGCCGCCAGCCCTGCGCGCGCAGATTGGCTTGCATACCAGGATCAGCTGGGCCAGCTCCAGAGATGTGTCCTTGTGCAGCCAAACCACCCATAACCAGCGCAGCGCCAGATCCCAAAGACATTCTTGCTATGGCCATTTCGGCAACTTGTTTGTCGAGCTGAGTAGCGCCGGGCTGAAAACCTCGCGAGATTTGGGAACGTATTTCTGCGCTCATTAAACCCAGCGGTGTCCGGTCACGAAACACATATTTGAATGCGTTGTATGGCGTTTTTAGAAATGGAACAAAATATCTTAGACCCGGCACTTTTTTCATATTTGAAAACGATTTGCCTACTGCGTCGAGGTCAGTTTGCAATGTCGCATATTTTGCAAAAGCATCGGCAGTTTCAATAGCTGTTGCCGGGGGATCATAAAGAAAGTTTGCAATGTGCGAGGCTAAGGCATCGCCCTCAAGCCCTTGAGCCTTACCCGTGCTTAACGCATTTTCATATAAACTCATGCGCGTGGCGATGACTTTAAAAAATGTATCTTCTGCTTCCAGTGCGCGCGTTGGTACTCGGCCAAGGGTCATAATATTGCCAAGAATATCAACTGCTGTCGCTAGCCCCCCTTCTTGCATACCTTCTGAGCTGAACGCTTTGCCTGGGCGAGATCCTTTAAATCCTTCAATTTTACTTCCAGCAACAACGCGCTCACCTGTTCTAAACGCGCGGCCAGCGCCAGCAAAGGCATCTGTCATTGCCATGACAACACCAAATATTTGAGCGTTACCTTGTGTAAATGTAGTGCCGCCAGCTCCCCCCATTCCACGCCGAGCTGCGCCGATACCAGCAGCAACATACGTTTCTGGAATATTTGCGAATGTGGTCATCGCAGCGCCCACAGTATTTTTAAAATGCGTGATGGGTGAGCTGAGAAGCAAATTGATCCAGGCTTCATACATTGCGTCAGAGAACCGGCCAAACTTTGACATGGAGCCAAGCTGCGCAAACTTGGCTTTTTGGTGCACTGCTGTTGCCTGTTGATTATATGCCTTCGCCATTTCACGAATGTCGCCGGTGCCGCCAAAGTCTTCAAGCATACCAGTTAGATCTTTAGCGCGCATCATTTCTGTATCGCCAGCCCCGGATCTTGCCGGTATTTTAAACGAGCCCAACGCCCGTGCAATTTCAGTTTGTGAGCCTTTGATATTGAACTGCAGCTGCGCCACCAGCTCAAGCTGCGATCTAAATTGGAGCGCTTCCTGATCGCCGCCAAATTCTGCTTTCTTGGCTAAATCATCTAACTTTTTAATTTCAGAAATAAGAAGATCTCGCGCAGCCAGCATTGTTTCAGCAAGCCCCTGACCTTCAATATTTATAACGCTGCCAGCCGGTCTGTTTAAAATAGCGTTGCCAAGCGCTGCCTCATCCATACCCAGAAGGTCAGCCATTTGCCTGGTAACGTCTTGAGTTATTTCACCGCGCTTGGCTTCGGTTATTTCGCCCTTGTATTGCTGAGATATAGCTTCAATCGTTGAAAGCACATTGCCTTCGTCGGGTATCTTTTCATCTCCCCTAGAGCCCACCGCTCTGAAATCAGAAAGCATACCGTCACCGTCAACCGGCCTTGGGTTTGCGATGCTTGCAAGCACATCGGCAGCGTCACTATCATCGATCTTCCAGGTGTTGCCGCGCGCAAATCCTTCATAGGCATCCGCATTGCTTTGATCAAACTCTTCACCAAAGCCGAGCTCTTGCATTTCTTCCGGGCTATCAATGGGATTTGTTTCTAGAGGTGAAGGCTCAAGCTCTTGTTCGTCTAATCTTCGGCGCGCCTCATCTATAGCCTGGCGCATCTCAGGTGCAAATCCACTGCCGCCAATAACTGTGCCAGCATCCGAAACTAATGGGTCAGGCTGAACAGTTTCTGGCACAGCATCACCGGCTTCAAGCTCTTGTAGCTTGTCCAGTGCTTTATTAAGCACATCGCCTTTAGGGCTTAAACCTTTGCCAATACCACGGCGCAATAGATTACCAGCTTGCGATGCGAGTTCGCCAAGGCCAGCAACCTCAACCCCCTCTTCTGGGTTGATCTGTTGGTTTTGTTCAAGATCCAAAGCCATCTGGTTATCGAGAACATCATTGCCCTGGAGCGGAGACAAAAGACCGCCGGTGGCTGCAGCCTCTTGGGCCAGCCTATCTGGTGCGTTAGGATTTATGGACATGCTTTTTGAGCGGTTAGCTTTCGCTACCGCCTTTCACCTTTTCAGTTATTGTATGTTTGCTTTTAAGCGTTTGCTTTTTTAACTGATCCCGTCACATACAATTGCTGTGACGTTTTGCCTGTTTGTTTAGCAGCGATCTGCCTACGCAGCTGCTTAACCACAAAATCATCTTCACTAGCGCCCTCCGCTAGTTCATCTTGTAGCTGTTGTTCCAAGGTATTCGCCATAACTCGTACCTCCAATTATCCATTCTGATCCAGAACGGTCAGTATTTTTATATACATTCGTTTCGTAATTTACAACGTCTGCATATGTTATTCCTTCTATTTTGCTTACATCTCGCAAGACTTTTCGCAAGTCTTTTCGTTTTTGGTCAAATATTTTTTCAGCATTTGCTGGATCAAACGCATCATCAAACTCTGGAATGTATTGGAACCGTATCCCAACCAACCCAGCTGTTGCATCATCTGTTCCAGCTTGCACATCTACTCGATCTGCTTGGCGCGCATCTGTAACAAAGGTAAACCCGTCAATGCCTTTTGCTCTTAGAATGGCAGTGATTTGCTGCGCATAATCCACACCCTGTCTTTCTTTGAAATACACCTCAACGCCTGGTCTGGCATTTTGTGTACCGTCAGGAACTACCTTAGATAAAAACACAGCGTCTTGATCATATTTACGCCCAGCCTCAACCAACGATTTTGTCACCTCGCTTGGGTCAAAATCTGTCTGCGTCACAATTTCAAAATTTAACGCTCTTTCAGTATCGCCCATAAATTCGCCAAGCGTGTTGTTTGCTTGGTAGGCAATGACTTTTTGATCAGCTGCAAGTGGCGCAGTCAGCTCACTTGCGAGCTCCGCTTGCTCTGGGTTTGTCGGGATCTGGTCTGGCCGCTCTCTCGAAACACCAGCAACAAATCTTTGCGGTTCACCTTCTAGCGTTTGCAGCTCGGCCTTTGCAGCTATTTTGCTTGCGGTATTATCTTTAGTGGCTTGTGCCAAGCGCGTGGCATATTCTTTGTCAGTTTCTTTTTGTAATTTTTTTGGTGGGTTAAATTTTGCGTTAATTATAGATCTTAGTTCTTTGACCCGATCCCTGTCTGGTGAACCACCAAAGACGCTTTCGTAATCCATCGAGCCGCCTTCGCCAGCCTTTGATGTCCATCCGTTTGCAGTCCATTTTTCTTTTTCCATGAACCAAACAATGGCTTGCAAATCATCTGGGCCAATATCCCCCAAATTTGGATCAAACGCTTTTATTTGCCCAGCGTTGTTTAGCGCGCTTGCTGCTTCGCTAAAGACTTCCTGACCAAACCCAAACTCGCCGCCAATGCGTGGATCATCTAATGTTGACCCCGTCAAATGTTTACCGGCTACAGCTTTCTCAGCTGGTGGTGGTATCCTTGGCAAATTGGCGATATCGCGCAAATAACGTGCAACCCAGACATCAATAGTTGCTTCGTTACCAAACCCAATTAGGTTGCCAGTAAAGTTTATGGTTTTAGGCGATTGGTTTACTTTGACCTGTCTGAACATGTTTAGCAGGGCTTCTGTCGCTGCCGGGCTGTTTGCTCCAAACATTTTACCAGCAGCGTTTCTTATTAACCTAAATTCATCTTGTTCGTCTTTGTCTCTCGCAAATAAAGCGCCGCCTTTTTTACCACCGCTCGCAAGATGTTCTTGATACGCTTTAATTTCAACGTCAAACTCGCCGCGCACAAATTGTCTTAGAACACTCAGTGAGTTCTCGTAGTTTCGCTGCACATTGGTCTGCGCTGACGTTGCCCCTAAAATGTCTGCGAACACATCAGCTAAGCCGCCAAACTCCTGGCGCAAACGTGACCGCATTGATCGATACCAATTTGCTTGTTTAATGATATCAATAGCTGCTTGATCCCCAGCCTGGGCGCGCGCCAACACCGCATTAACATCGGTAACAGTTTGATCAATTAACCTTTGCCTATGGACAAGTGCCTTCATTCTGCCTTTAGGCGTGTGAAAGGCATAGGCTGGCTGTTTCCATTTGATCTCTACATTGCCTTCTTTATCCAGCGTAAAGACCGGCCCCTTTGCATCCACGTTAATTTCAATTGGCAACCAGCCGTCACCTTTTGGGTACTCATTTTTAATTCTCAGCGCTTCCGTTTGCGCTTGGCTAAATAGCTCTTGGTTTAGTGTGCCATCCTTTGTTGCAGCTGCCTTTAAGCTCGCTGTTTCTTTTCTATTCAGCTTGGCTGTTTCTTGCGCTGCCAAGTTGCCCAGGTTGCTACCAACAACAGGCATCTCGCCTTCCTGGGTTAATCGATCACGCACTGCTCTAACCACAATAGGAGCTGCATCGATGGCACCGACAAACGCAGGGCCAAGTGCTAGACCAGCTCCACCAGCAATTAAAGTTTGCGTTGGGTCAACGCCATCACGAACACCAGCCTCAATCTCTACGCCCTGACGCAATAAGTCATCGATAGATCCGTATGCACCGCCCTCAAGTGCGGCTATGACGTATGGATTTTTCAGCTTATTTTTTAGCGCTTGCGCAAAAGTTTTTTTCGTCATCTGCTTTGCTGCAGATCTACCAATAAACCCAAGGCCAAGCGAGCCAAGCCCGGCATATGTTGTCGGATCTGTCGCTAAGCCCTTAAACATGCGCTTGGTGCCGTTCCAGGTAAAATTAGGGAGCTCATCATACATTTGCATCATCACAACCATGTTGAGCGCAGTTTGCTCATCGAGGCCGCGCAGCTTCACATAGTCAGCCGCCATCTTGGTCATATTGTAATTAAACTGCCCCATGAACTCGACGCCCCACCGGGCATAGTCTTCATCAGTCTTCGGCCCTTGCGGCCCTGCCAGCTGCATAGGGCGCGGTGTGTTTGACGGCGCGCCGTTCCACATCTCATAAATATGTCTGCTGCTTTTTGCCCACTGCGCACCTTCGGGTGAGCTGACATCCACCAATTCATCTTCAGCCAAACCGCCATCATTTTCAGCCTGGTCAGACGATGCTTGCAAGCTTGCATTGGGCGTATTGGTGTCCATGACATAACCGGGCTCAATACCTACTTTTAAACTGCTCTGAAGGCCGCGCATATACGGGCCGTCAGTGTACTGCAGTTTATGCCGCTGGTTCACATAGTCTTCGACAATATCACTCATTATTAAGTTCCTGAGTTTTCTATAGAGTTACCAGGGCCAGGTGCAGCTGTTTCACGCCTTGTTCGCTCGTAAAACTTGCGCAACAAAATTAACTGCTCCATGTCTGCAGCTTTTTCAAATTGGCTAATGTCATCATTTGCATTGATTGCGGCTTGCGCTTCAGCCATCGCTGGTTGTGTCAAAACAAAATTAATATTACCTGGGCTATCAATGAGCGGAAAGTATGTATCCATAAAGCGGCTTGTTAATCCAACAAATGGCAGTTCTCTTTCTTCGCCCTCAGTAATTTGATCACGCAGCAACTCAAACGCTTCTTTTGGTGTAAAATTAGGAGAGGTTGCCAGCTCGTAATATTTCACCTTCGCATCAAAAAACCGCTGATCTTTAGCGGCATCTTCTGGTGTTGTTTGCCCAGCAATAGTAAACTGAAAACCTTCTTCATCACGGGCAAAGCGCGTATTAATCAATTTATCGTATTGCCTGAGATCGCGTAACTCTTTTGCTGCAGCTGAACTTGTGCGCGCTGCACCGGCTGTATCAAGGATTTGCAACACGCTGGAGAGCGTTGATACTTTTACACCCTTATTATTTTCAACGAGCTGCAGAGCTGCATTTCTTACTGCCGTAATTTCTTCCTCAGTTTCAGCCGCTCGCGCACGGTTTAAAATGCCAAAAGTTGCTGCACGATCTACTGGGATATCCGAGTCATCAGTGAGCGCATCGCTGACTATTTTAGCTATCGAGGTGTTTATATCCCCATCTCTTAACGCATCAGAAATGTCATCAAGTTTTGGCTTGTTATTGCCGGTGTCTTGAAAATCAATAAGCTGCGCAAGCAGCTCTCTGTCGTTTTGTTTAACTCTTTGCGTTTCTTCTTTTTGCGCAGCTGCACTGCTTGCGCGGTCTTGGGACTCGGCCTCGTTTTGCATCGCTACCGATGTGGTTAGCGCCTGATTGGCCAGCGTAATGCTTTTGCCTGGTGCAATGTCTGGGAATGCCTTGCCGTCCAGTAAGTTATTAACGAGCTGATCTATCACTGTTGTGTTGCCAGTTTGCTTGGCATTCAACAGCATTGTGCGAACTGTATTTTCTTGGATGTTTGCCTTTGTGCCGCTCTCATATTCAAAGACTTTATCGGGGCCAATCAGACCGCGCGCGGCCATGTTTTCAAAAACACTTGCCGAACTTTTTTGCCCTGCGCCGTCAATTCCGAAAAGATACAATCTAGCATCAGCTTGCTGGGCAGCATATTCTGGCGATGCCGGGCGCGATAGAACGTCTTGCGCCTGACGCACCTTTTTCATCTCAGAATTAAATGCAGCTCCGATCTGACGCCGCCGAGCTTCTTTGTTTATTGTGATCGACGCATTTGTCAGCGTTGCCAGGCTTCGGTTTTTAAAACGCTTGGAAACGACACCGTCATCCAAACCTATGGCCAGTTTTGACACAAGCAATTGAGCTCTGGACTTAAAGCTTTTTGGCCCCTTTCCCATAACAACGCTTGGGCTTTCTGTTTGCGTCTGCAGCTCCAGATCCGCGAGCTGGGTTGCAAACATGACCTCGGCCTCATTCAGCTCGGTCTGCCGCTTTTCTGTGAGCATACGGCTGTACAGATCCATTGATTGGTTCGCCAGCTCTTCACCAAAGCTTGCAAGCGCGCGGCTATCCTGGCTCAGCGCGCCGGGGCTGGCTTGCGTTGTCAGCCTGGATGCGCCCTGCGGCGTGGCCATCTGCGTCTGCGAATTATAGACAGGAACCTTCATGCAAACTTCCCGATTTTATAGGCGTTCATGGCACCGCTCATCAATGACGATCCAGCTTGGATCTGCCCGGCACGTTGCGCTGCTTTTCCGTACATGCGCTGCAGTTTGCCTTCGAGCTCTGAATTTAGCGCAGCCTCTTCGCGCGCCTGTTTGCCCAGCTTGATATTGTAGATATTGCTGGCTATTTCCGTTTCAGCCTCTTGCGCCGATTCCAATTGAACTGCCAAAGCAGATCCGCTGGTGGCCACGACATTGTTGTGCGAAAACGCCATGCGCTGGGCATCCGCAAAGTCTTTATAGTTTTTGCGAAACTTTTCGACCTGGGCGGTTTCAATAAACTCAACGCGCTCTGCATTAATCCGCTCGGCTTCTGCATTGCGATCTTGCACCTGGGCATTGTAATCGTGCGCTGCCTTCGCATCATTGCCAGCTTGGATCTGCCCGACAGCTGTCACAGCCGTACCCACGGCGTTCATTATCAATAATGCTTCAAGTCCCATTGAACCAAGCCATCCTTATAAAGTCTTCGCCATTCTGGCCGTAGCGTTTCATCAAGCCTTCGTCTTTGAAGCCCATGAATTTTGCAAAGCGCAGCGCCTCTGGCCAATCAGCTCGACATGCTGCTTGCACTCGCCAGAGCCCCAAAGCCTTTGCGGTATTTTCGTAAATGCCTGACCTTGCCAGGCGCGCAAAAGATCGTGCCTTGAGATTGATGCGCGCGGATCCAAGAAACCATGCCTCGCCCACACCTTCCCACATTTCAGTGATGCCGACACAGGCCACCAGGTGACCATGATCAAGCACCGTGAAGCTCCAGCCGGGCCGCTCTAAACTGCCAGCGTACTGCTTCACAAAAATCTGCTTACCCGTGCCAGAGCTCAGATCGCCATCGATCAGATCTTTGAGATGCTCTTGCCGGTATTCTATGACCCTCATTCGTCAAATGTGACAAGCCTTGGGAAGAGGCCAATCACTGTCATCGGCAGCGGCTGATCTTGAACAATCACAATATGTGCGTCCTGTTCGTACCCACCTCTAAACTCGATTTCTTTATCGCCGTTGAACAGATCCAGCGCCTGATCCATTTCATCTGACGCTGTGCGGAACTGTATGCTGTCGAGCTCTGTTTCGGACGTACCCACTCTAGCGCCGACTGTTTTGTGAAACCTGACGGTCATATCGTGGATCCGTTTGATCTTGCCCTGCGCCGTGCCTTGCTGAGAACCGGCATCAATACGCATGGTTTGAACTACAGATTTATAAGGCAACCCGATATGCACTTTGGTTGCAGAGACATCTAGGCTTATTGAGCCAGAGCTGACGGTCTTGTCATTATGAGCCGCGCCATTTGTCAGGATGGAAACAACCTCTCCTTCGAGATGATCCAAACCCGATATGCTGTTTGCGGCTGACCCGGAATACGTCAGGCCGCTATCAACAAAAAAGGCATCAGATGTTTCTGTGCCGAAATCAAAGTTGGATAAATACTCGACATATTTTTTTGTCGCGCCATTGATCGTGCGCTTCACAACCATATAGAAATCGTCTTCATCCAGATCGCCCGGAACACAGGCCACGCTTTCGACAACCGCATTGCTTTCATCTGTAGTTGCCAGGCGTGTGGTGTCGGAGCTGACCACAGTCAGCAAACCGCCAGCTGATGGGCTGGTTTCACGAATTGTCACAACATTTGACGCCGGGTTTGCCACGGTAAAATCTGCATGTGCGTTGATTGCTGTATAGATATTGTCAGCGGTTGTGTCGTTGTTTGTGTTTGGCCTAAACCCTGTTGATGACGCTGGCGCAGAGCTGCCAGCTGCTTCAGATGTAAAGGTCACCAAAGTGCCGTCTGATTTAGTAAACTTGAGTGTCGTACCGACTGCAATATTTGCATAATCTGTCACGGTCACTGTGCAGTCATTAAAATGCCCACCGATCAGATGCGAGTGCCAGGCCACCACGCCCTCTTCTCTGCGATAGGTTAGTGCGGCCATTTTCCCGTTATCAAGCGCCACCCAGAGCACGTTGTCCGGTTCTTGCTGGTACGCCATCTCTTTTATGCCGCCACTGGTAATGTGCTCGGCCAGCAGCGTCATGTCCGGTGCCTGGTAACTATCTGAGCTGAGATCAAAGACGAACTCGCGAATTTTACGCTTGGCGCGCTGGGTAAACAGCGTGGCGTTGCCAATGGATATTGGCTGCATTGTAGATGATCCATAGGTGCCTTGCTTTAGGATCTGGGTGGTGGTGGGCGTTAGTGGGCCTTCATTGGTGCTTGTGACCGTAAACTCGCCGCCAGATGTTCCGACTTGCAAGTGTCTACCGGGCTGCAGATAGCGAATTTCATTTGCCTGATCACTGGCCAGAGTAAACGCCAACGGATCAGCATCAGCTGTACCAGGCGTAAAGTTTTCAAAATCACCCGACTTGGAAAAGTGGATGGTTCTTGGTTGGGTTGTTGTGTTGGCAAAGATCAGCCGCTGTTCATGCAGCGCCACTTGATTAGGATATCCTGTTGTGCCAGAGAAAGCGCCCAGCTGAAAGTTTTTATCGGCCACAAGATCGCCCGTCACTGTGTGACCGCTATCAGCTGTTTCGTTGCTTAGATCCGCACCGGGCTCTAGCAACATCGTGGTGGCTGTGACCTGTGCGATTAGAACATTGGAAACATTATTGTCTGTGGATCCGGTGACACTGACTTGCATCCCTGCCTCGAACCCGGCGTCTACAAACCCACCAGCGGTATCTTCCAGCCTGTCATTATGCTCATTGCCTGTGGAGCTTGGATCGCCCTCATGAAAGCTAACCGTTGAAGCGGTATAGGACGGGCTTAATTCTGCAACCCCTCTTTCATTTTCTAAAACTAGAATCTGTGCAGATGTACTATTGTTAAAAGTTGTAATTTTAGCAAAGCCGTGATGAAGTTTGACCAGGCGTCCAACATCCGTGGAAACAAAGCCGCCAAATGAAGAATTGCTTGCTGTAAGAGTTGTACTTCCTGTTCTATTTCCAGCTGTAAAAGTTGTTATAGTTGTGTTTGGATCCAGAAACGGGCCGCGCACAAAGGGAACCTCTGTGATTGTCCAGGCTGTGTGGCTTGTTCTGGTGATTTTGCGCGGTGCATGGGAATGGTGCGCCACATACATTACATCATTGGACTGCGTGAACTTGAAATCTGCGAGCTCGTCGTGGCCATAGGGCGTTGTAATCTCTACCGGGGATCCGCTTGAAACCACCGTGCCGCCATCCTTGTGGATGCGGAAATAATCATCACCGAACTCCAGAATGTAACTTTGCTCAACATTAAACTGAAACGGAATAAGCCGCGCATTGTGCGCGCTGTTCTTTACCTCACGCACAAAAATTGTGCCGGGTCTGCGCGCCACACCACCTTGCGGATGCACCGTCATGTTCTGCAGCTTTTTCGCAGCCTGTGTATACTTTTGCAGATCCACACGGCCATCTAGCTTCGGCGAAAACTCACCGGCAGAAAAATTGGTAAAGGCTGGGGAAACTTTTGCCATCAGTACCTGGAACTAATAAATGTTTCGGCTTTGAGCGTCTGACTGTCGCTCAGCACATTTGAGTTGATTACGTTGTCTTCTGTGGCGTCAGTGAACTTGGCCTCTTTGAGCTTGGCCTCATACTTTGCGTAGAGGCTGTTTGACAGGTTAACCGAGCCCACCAGGGGATAAGCGATATCATGCGCCAGCGCGGCTGAGATGGTTTCTTGAAGGTGAATGTCATAAACGCTGGCATCGGTGATGCGGCCCACATAGATCATCTTGATAGTGCTTTCATCGCAGAGCAATTTGCGCCCCTCGATTTTGTAAATGATATCCGGGTCATCGAGCCCAAGAACTCTTAAACAATGTGGGCTTGTTGGTAGGGTAAACTGTTTGGCAAACTCGAATGTCGGTGCCGCGCTATCAGCTGCTATACTGACGCGCTGGATCAAGCAGTTCCAGGGGTGGGATCGAAACACGCTATCGCGCACAAACGCATATCGATCATTAAGTATGCGCGCAGCCTTACTGTCTTCTGACAGGGCTGTGATTTGCGTTGCACCCAGCTGATGCAGCGCAGCATTTGCGATAGCTACGTCACTACTCATTGCCTACCTCATAAAAGAAAAAGGGGCGGCTGGGCCGCCCCGATCATTTAGCTTTGCACATATAGCATTGTGACAGCGATTGTGCCGGTGCCAGCAGCACCGCCCATAGTCACTGTAACCACTTTGCCATCTTCGTTGGCGTCAACCTCTTCGCCGTTCAGCAATGCAAGCGTGGCAACGATGTCCACAATTTGCGCTGACGTTGAAGCAGCTGCAGCTTTATACGCTGCGGCAGAAGCGGAAACCGCTGTGCCAGCCGCATTGGTATGAGCTGCATATCCAACTGACAAAGTTGTCGAGCTGCCCAGCGCGTCATGCGCCAGAGAGCCCTGCAAGATGCGCGCGCCGTCAGGCAATGCGAACATCTCAATGACATCGCCAGATGCCAGAGAAGATGCCTCATATGTTGCCCGTGCCACACGGATCTCACCGCCAAGCTCATTTGCTTTGACCATGTCGGTTGGATCGTTTTGGGTTAACGATGTGCGGAGATCAGAATAAACAGTAGCCATTTTTCATGCCCTCCTATGCTGACTCATCACAATCTATTTGAACCACTTTTTCTTCCTCCATACGGCAGGAGCCAAAAGTTGCACAGTAATAGACTTGTGTTGAGTATGATTTGTCAGACCGCTCATCGATCTTAGACATTACGTCCTTACCCATTGCGAGCTTGATGCCGTCTTGAGCCCAAGCAAAACAGGTGCGGATGTTACCAGACTTGGCAAGGCGTGTTGTTACATGGAACTGGAAGCCCATGAACGTGTTGACCTCACCCTGCACCAGAGCCTTGACTGTATTAAAGTCCGAGCTGGTCACAGAGGTTGTGTTCAACAATGCCTCGATCTGGTCTGGCCCGACTGCAATGTGGCGTGGGATTGACGGGTCAACTGATGCCAGATCCAAGGTCTTCTTGGCTGTAATCAGTTTAGCGATAGTCAAATCCGCTGAGCCGTTTGCAATCTGATGCGCAGCAAGCATCGATGTTGATGTACCGCCAGACTTGCCAGTTTTGGCAGTTCCGGTTGCAGCTGCAATGATTTCATCATCCATAGCCCGGCCCATCGCAGCGGCTGCTGCCCTGGCATAGGTGGATGTTGGATCAATGAGCATACGGACTTTATCCGCATCATCGATCAGGTCAGCCCATTCATACGATTCTAGGGTCACCTGACGGCGTGAGTGTGGTGTCTCAACGAGGGGTGTATCCCCATGTCGAGTTGTGCGTTTCACAGCAGCTGCTGCACCGACTTGATCAAAGAAAGCCTTTTCGCCGGTCACGCTTTCCTCATCAACTCCACCCCGTAGGATCGAGCCTGTTTGCTGCGATAGCAGCTGAACATTTGCGGAAAACTGTTGTGAAAACGCAGTGGTAACTTGAGTACTCATAAGCACTCTCCTTTACGTTTGCGTTGACAATAAGCTCGCTACCCGACACCTGTCGGACGAAAAAAGTTCATATTTTGTGGGGGCTTAGAGCTTATCCCGGTCTGCCTGTGCGGCAGGGGTCACTGTGCAAAATCTGGGGCCAGAGGCTTATCCAGTTGATGCGTTCAGCATTTCTTGCAGCCTCAAACGCTCTTGTACGAGGTAAGATTGTTGAGGATGATTTCGTTGGGTATATGCCGGGTTCGACATAATTTCTTGCATTTGCGCTTGTATATCACCTGGTGTCATGGCGTTGCTGGTTTTGACGCCTTCCAGCGTGTCTTCACCGATTTTTTCATTGATAAAGTTAGCAATGCCAACATTCATGCGAATGAACTCCGGGTTGTCGCCAAGCCTTGTGCCATCTGCCAGCATGATCTCCGTCATGCCTTCATTGGCAAACTGAGCGGCCACGCCCTGGGCATTGTTTAAGTTGTCATCGTAAGCTTGGCCGTATTCTTTCCTAAGATCTGCCTCAACTTGCGTCTGCGCAGCCTCGTACTTTCCTTCTTGCAGCTGAGCCGTTTGACCCATTGTGTCATTATACCAATCAAGCAATTTCTGCGCCTGACCTGGTCTAAGACCTGTTTCATGCGCGGCTTGTCGGAAGCCGGTCATCATATCGTCGTTTTGCTCAACGCCTTCGGGCAGATTGTTCTGCAGCTCGTAGCCATCGGGGTTGTCGGGTTTGCCCAGGCGTCGATCCACTTCTGCCCAATCATCGGGCGTGGCATACTTGCCGGGGATCGCCAGCTTGTCTGCGCCGATCATGCTTTGTGCATTGACGTATGACTTTGCCAGGGCTCCAACATCTTGGATATGTTCAAGTGATTTATGACCGGCAATATCTTCCGGTATCTGCGAGCGCCAATCTCCTGTTGTATCGGCGACAGACGGTGCTACCTCTTGTTGAGAGACATCCGCTACCTGTTCTTCACTCATTTATAACTTGCTCCTTTGGTGATTTATCTTGCAGCATTGCGTGTAGAAATAGAACCACCGTGCGCTGCCCTTCACGGAAGGCTGTTTCTGTGGGATCCGTTGAGAACGTCGATCCATGTATGTGAAACCGTGCCGCCAGATCCTTGACTACGCGCTCGCCATCATTTGTGGCAAAGACGGTCTTATAGAGGGTTTGTAGTTCTTCTGGCGTCATTGCGGCCCCTGCGCTTGTATTGCTCTAAGCATTGGCGCAGCCTGGCCGGCGGCTTCAGCGGTTTGCATCATTTCCTGTTGTTCAGCCATTTGCGCGGCAGCTTCAGCTTTTTGCTCGCGAATAACTGCGACCTGTTGCGCGGATCTAACCGCCGTGGCCGGTACACCCAGAATTTTAATCAGATGCTTGGCAATGCCATCTGCATCGATGTAATCCATGATTTCCGGTGCCATTTGCGATAGCGGCCCCATGAGCTCCAGCAACCGGGTGACATCTTGGATATCGCCCTGGCGCTGGGCTTTTGCCAACGGGCTGACGTATTCGATCTCCAGATCCTGATTGGCCATAACCTCTGGCGCTGGGCGAAAGGCTTTTTGCCGTGAAAGGATGGCATATACTCTGGTGATCAGCGGTTGCAGCAGCTCGGCTTGTAGGCGTCCAAGCACCGGCCCAAGCAGCCTCATCTTTTCTTCGGTTCTTTGCACCACCTCGGTGGCCGTCATTTGCGGCCCCTCGCCCAAGATCAGCTGATCCACATAGTAGGCCGAGCGGATCGCCGTGCGGCGTTGCTCTTCCATATTCAAACCAAGCGGATTGTTCGCGCCGATATTCAGCGGTTCTATTCTGTCCCTGGAGCCTGATCTGTAATAGTTCAAGCCGCCAGGGATTGTACGCACCGGCAAAAGAAAACCATCGTCAGGAACAAGCAGGGGAGGATCCACCTGTTTCTGCGCTGCGCGTATAGTAACCTCGCACATGCGGTTTAGCATTTTGATATCTGCCAGCGCCGTCATTGAGGGTGATCTGCCGTAGCCGATCTCAAACGAGCTCTTTAAAAACCTCGGACATGTATACGGGTTTTCATCAAAGCCTTTTTCGCTCAGAACTATCTTTTCTTCTGGCTCGATGTAGATCGATGCAAAGGGTTTATTCTCGGATGATATCTTGAGCGGATCCCGGTCATGCCGCTCGAACACCGCATGTACCAGTTTGACCTGTGCATAGGGGTTGTTCTTTGCGCGCTGTAAAACCTTGCTGCTAAACTTTTCCTCGCCAAAGCGCGCCTGTGCAGCCCGGAGAGGCATCTTAAACTCGCGGTAGACCGTGTCCACCCTGCCCTTGTCATCTTCGCTTAGAAAACATTCCTTGATGTGCCTGGCGCTAAAGCGCAGCTGCTGGTCATCATCGGCATCGATAAACATCACGGCGGTGCCAAAGGTGATCAGATCGTGATAGAGCTCATGGATCTGTTCTTGGAAGTTTGAGCGATTGAACGCCTTGTACATCACATCTTCGACGCTCTGCAGCCATTCCATCGCCTCATCGTCTTCGTTCAGCTCTTCGTCGCGGTATCGTAACGAAAACCAGCTGGTGGCCGCACTGGTCAGCATTCCATGAAGACTAGCGCTTAAAAGCTCGGCGGCGTGAATAGCCGTGCCGTCAAAGACCAGCTCAGATCTTTTATCACCAGGCGAGCGGTTTTTTGTGACATCCGCTTTTCTGGGAACCACAAAGTCAGCAACCTCTTGCCAATGGCTTTCCCAGGTTTGCCGCTCGGTCTTCAGTGATCCCAGCCGACCTAACAGCTTTGATGCCAGCTCTTCTGCCATTACATACCACCCGGTCTACGAACAGATCCAAGCAAAGACGCATACTGCAATGGCGCATTCGACATCACGCCCTGCGCAGTGGTCTGGATTGTCGGTTGCGTTGCAGCGCCACCTGTTTGCGCAGCCGTTGGCTTTGTTGGGGCTTGAATTGCTGGCGCTGGCGGCGCTGGCGGCGGTGGATCAGGTTTACGTCTACGATTAAAAAATCCCATTAGACTGCTACTCCTAGAGGATTGTAATTGTTGTCAGCGATCATTGGCGGTTTCTGCCCGTCAAACATGCGACTTTCTTTAAGGCCCACTGCGAGATAGCGGAAAGCATCCGCTGCATGGCTAGACCAATCATGAACAGGCGTATTCCTAAAGCTTCGCAGCCTCTCGTTATACGCCCGGTGATACTGCCTAAGACTTTCAAGACCCGGCTTACAAAGCTGCGCATCAAACCAGCAACGTGGTAAAACCATCTTCGCAGCATGGATCCCGTCCTCTAAAGGCAGTTTCGGAACAACACGAAAATTTATGCCAAGATCGTAAGCAGTCTCGCGCCTGCTTTTCCCAGACCCCAGCTCGCGCACCTCAATGTCATGCGGTGCGTTGTGCGTCCCATAAAAATATTCTTTCTCCTGAAGCACACGCGCATAGTGCGGCAATCCCTCGCCCCTATTCTCATAGAAGTCGATCACATGAATGGCCCTGCCCACTTGCTGGACAAACCAGATCACCGTGCTGTCATTCACACCCAGATCCCAAAAAGTATCCACCTTAACGGTTGGATCATAGGGAACTGAACAGATGCGGCCCTTTTCCTGCACCTCTTCAAGCTCTTTGCCATAAACAGCACCCGGCACATTCGCCACCCAGCTGCACTCATACTCCTGCGCATACTGGTCAGGGCTCATCATGGCACGGGCAGCGTCAAGCTCCTCTGCGTCCAGTATCCCTGTCTCAGAAGCCTTAAACAGCGCCGTGTGCCAATCGTCCTGACCTTCAGCAGCCGCATACAAATCAAAGAACGCATTATGACCGCGCGGCGTACCTATGAACAGCGCCCAGCCCTTGCGATCACTCAGCGCTGGTCTGATGATCTCAGGAAATAAACTCTCTGGCATGTCAGCCATCTCATCAAGGCAAACACCATCCAAATATATTCCCCTCAAACTATCAGGGTTCTCACTGCCAAGAAGCTGTATCCTTGCGCCATTCGGCAAGTCACAACGCAGCTCAGTCTCATGAAAACGCACACCAGGTATCGCACCGGCGTACATCTTCAGATAATCCCAAGCCACAGCCTTCGCTTGCCTATAGGTAGGCGCGATATAAGCGTACCTGGGGTTAGGTTTGTCATTCGTAATCGATCTGCCAAGCAAATGGTTTATGGCCATCACAGTCTTGCCAAATCGCCTGTGACACACAACTACGCCCCAGCGGTTTGATCCCAGCGACTTGTGCAGCTGGCTCTGCAATGTTCTTGGGCTATAGGGGATCTCGATGTGCATGTGTGGGTGTCTTGTCCAGGGTTATTTACGTATATAGAAACGGCGGCCTAGTTTGGGGGGTGTGGGGGGGTGCTCCACAGGATCACCGGGCCGCACAACGGGGGCGATCCCCGTCACCTACCTCAATGTTTACAAGCGCTTAGATATGCTTGGTGCCAAACGGGTGCCAAACCAGCAGCGATATAGCAAATTCAAAACAAAAGCTTGGGGGGGGGTGCCTCGCGCGCGTGATCACTGACGCACAACGTCACCACCACACAAGTAGAAGCACCGCCCTGGTTACCTTGATTACCTTGGTTACCCTGCACTCTCAGCGAACATATCACCGCCAGCCCAGGTCAATGTGATCTGCCCGGAGCTTTGCTTATCCTCTGCCTTATCTCTTATGCCAAGCGGTTGCATCTGCCTGATGTGCTTGTCCTTGTGATCGCACTCAAGGCGTCTACGCTGTACCTCTGCCATTGCAAGCTTGGGATCTTCTGGCAGTGAAGCTTCTACGATATCAATGATCTGATCGCGCATGACCTCGCATTGCAATGTCCTGGCTGTTCTGTACTTTGTGTATGCGTTCTCGTCCTCTTGAACCAAGCGCAATACTGTACGCCAGCTGGGCAGATCCTTTGTTCCATTGCATATGCGTGTAAGGCTTTCACCTTCTGCTATGCGCTCGCAGATCGTATCGAGCTGCTTTTGAGTTACGTTTCGCTTTGGCATTTGCATCCATAAAAAAGCCAGCGTTGCTTTCGCAAACAACAGCTGGCCAGTGTCCACAGGAGGAGGTAATACATGAACAACATTTCGTTCAGTATATCATATTTCATACTACATTTCGTGCATTCGCGCAAGCACTAGATATATTTTGTCATATCCCTTGACGCTTTCTGTCCACTTGATAATCTGCGTGGATCACAGACGGGGAATTGTAATGACAAGGCAAAAGGCATCAAAGCGCAAGCGCTCGCATTCGGATCAAGCAAGGCGCATCGTAAAAAGAATTAAGAAGGCAGCTGAGAAGAAATTAAAGAAAAAGGCAAAGTCTTAGCCAAAGAGCTCGCCCAGCGTGACAACCTCATCGTCCTGCGCCTTGAGCTTGTAGTACAGCCTGATCAGCGCATCTGTGTATCTGCGCTTTACCTGGCGTCCATCTCTTAGCCCCTGCAACCTTGCCAGCTTCTGCCACTTTGGCCCACGCTCTCGAAACGCCGCGCTGTGCGCTACGGCCCAGACAATGCGCCTATCATCTGCATCCATCTGCTCTATGCCAAGAACCAAAGCTTTCTCATAAGCAGTGATCTCTGGTGGTGAAGCCTTGGGCAATCCTACTGAAAAATCTGTGTAGCCATATGCGGATCTTTCTTGGACGTACTCTGGCCAGCCGCACAGCTTCTGCTTTCGCAC